AGAAAAGACGTTTCTGTTGTTGTAAATTGAGTTGAGGTTACCGCGCTACTATCTAAAACGGTTATTTCATAATACTCAACATAGCCATCAACTGATGCAGTCCAAGAAATAAGAAGTGCTGGCACAATAGTTCCGTCTCCAGCAATTGCTGTCGATGGAGTTAAAACCAAGTCAGTTGGCGGTGCTACTTCGGAGCCATCATAAAGGTCAGTCTCGCCGCCACTTAAAAAGTCTTGCTGATCGTTTGTTGTCCAGTCGTAAATCTCTGGCGCTGTTTCAATAGCTTCTAAATTAACAACAATTGCGCCGTCCTGAGCGGCATTTAAAGAATAGCCGTTAATCTCAAATACTTTGTTAGACCATCCCATGCGAGCGTTTGTCACGCTTACGTTGTCGCCTGCCTTTAATTGCAAGCCAATCAAATTAACGGGAATTTGCACTGTCGTTTGCTGTCTTGATTTCAGCAATGCAATCTTTGCAATTTGCTGCGCCCTCACGTTATTTGTAACGAAAGGCAAAGGCATATCCAAATAAATTGGATCGCCGTCATCAATAGCGTATGAGGAAGATATTTGAGCGGGATAGTCAACCAGTTGAAAATTGCTTTCCTCGGAAACGAAAACACCCTTAACGCCGTTATATTGGCTGCGCCTTCCCTGTTTGGTTTGAATAGATATGTCGCCAACTATTACCGACTCATCTAGCTCTACAGTGGGAGCAATATACTGAGAAGCCTGAATAAAGTACTTACCGCCTGACAAGCTCAACCTGCCAGCCATAGACCCTAAAATTGCCTCAGTGTTTGATTTAATGCTTGTGCCGGTATCAACAACGCCATCACAAGTAAATCGCTTCTGATCCCCGCCCTCAGAAAGAGGCACTAATTCATCACACCGATTAGCGGCAGCAATTAAAGAATCGAGATCGATAGAAAGATACGTTTCGCCAAGCCCGTACTTAGTGTCCGTCATGTAATCCGCAAGACAAAGAGCTGGGTTGTCGCTCCAAGCAGTACTACTGGTTCTGGGATCGTAAACCTTTTTCCCTTTAATGACTGCCGAAACGTTGGGAACTCCGTTAGGAAATCTTTTTCTTTCCTTATCCCATGCGAGTCGAACGTAAGAATACGCAATGCCGTTTAAAACGTGGTCGGCAGTCCAAAACCCCGACTCCGATATTAGGTCTGCATCTGCTGTAGTCTGATCGCCGTTGTAAGTGTTTATTCTTGCCCAGTCGCCCCACCCATCTAGATAGGTTCCGTTTTCCCATACTTTTTCGTCATTAAAGTAAAACGCTTCAAATCCATCTATTTCGTGAGCGGCGTAACATATAACCATGTGAAGATAATTGTTACTGCTGCTGTTTGCCAAAAAGACAACTGCGCCACCAACCCTGATTCGACCATAAATAATCTTTCGACTTGCTGCGGATTCCTTTACTGTTCCGGTTATGCCTCCCATTGTCGTTGGCAAATCTGGCTTAGGCATCAAAGCCCTTGAGACAATGGAAAGACCTGCGCCAATTGCAAATGCGGCAGCCGCTGAAGCAAGGCCAAATGTGGCAAAAGTTCCAGCAATAAAGGCAGCGCCAGCAGCGCCAGCAGCAGAGGCAAGTCCGGCAATAGCAGCAATAGCCATATCAGTTTACTCTTTTAGAATATACGCGCTCAATCAGATTAAACCCTTGACGCTCAAGAACAACGTCAAAAGCCTGATGAACTTTAGTGTTAATGTTTATTAAAGTGATCCCTTCGGCTTCTAGCTGCTCAACGGCATATTTGATAAGCCTGATTCCTGCCGTGCCTTTGCGATGCTCTTTATCTATAAAGATGATGTCGTTGTTTGCGAACAAATGATCTTTGTAATGAATGCTTTTGCTGACAATCACCACAAAGTAACCAACCAGATTGCCGTCTTCTCTAGCTGTGTAAATTCTTAAAGCACCCGAATCCGAAAGCCTTGCGTACTCTCTCCAGTCTGGATTCAATTTGATGGCATCTTTGTTTAACGCAATCTCTTCCCAGTGCCTTTTGATAAGAGGCTCAATCTGTCTTTTTATTCCTGCAAAGGCTTCGGTATCAAAATCCATAATTAGTATCCAAAGTCGAAACGGTATGGGCTGCTGTAGCCGCCATTGTCGTATTTGATTGGGTTTGCTTTCTTGTCTCCCCAGACAATGCTTTTTTCCTGAATTTCCGCAACATACTCAAGCCCCTTGTCGTTAGGGTAGTCTATCTTTTGATCTTCAGCCGTAAAGCGCCTGACTCGCGTTCTATCAAATTCGATCATCCGGTTTTCGACTGCAACGCCAATACTTGCGGTTTCGCCAGAGTCAGAGATAGTCATTACATCCATAAAGCCAGAAAAGATTTCAACTGGGCTTGCAATGATTTCGCCTTGATCGTCCATCGCGCCTAGCTTTATGACTAGCTGTCGCCCTTGATAGTCCGCATCTCTGGCTTTTGATATTAAAGGCTCAACAATGCCTGACAGTACTACCCTAGCGCCTGACGCTGTTAAGTCAGTGCTTTCGGCAATAGTTCCAATTGATAGAAGGTTGCCAGCTCCAACGTATAGCTTGCCGCCATAGTTTATCTGACCGTAACCAGACCAAAAGTTAAGAGTGCCGCCATCCTCTGTGTCAAAGTCTGCCTCAACAAACATGAGAGGGCGAACAACGTCAGCCGTTGAAACGGCTTGCATTTGCGCTGATATATTTCTGCTCATAATGCCTCTACACAAGCAAAGCTAAATCCGTAAAGACTAGCCTCGTTAATTGACCACTCTACTGAGTTGGATGCCAGCCTCCACGTACCTACTGGGTAAGTAAAGTCCATTGATAGGCTGCCAGAAACAACATCTCTCATTGGCGGCATAATATCAATTGTTGATGCGCCGATGTCTGTGATTATATAAAGCCGATCATTAACTTGGAAATAATCGCCAGCAGTTGCATTGGTCACGCTTGCAGTTATTGTTGTAGCGCCCTTAGACGCTTCTGTAATCGTTCCTACTGCGGTTGTGTTATGCAGTGGGTTGCCCATTGTAAACGTCCCAGAGCGGCCTCTGAGAGCCGCAAAGAACGCTTCCATCTGCTTGGCTTCACTTTGAGTAAGTGGCGGCAAAGAAACTTCAGCTTCCCAGCGAACCCCTTGATGCTGGTAAACCTGCTGATCGAACGTAAATGGCGATTGACTCATGCCGACAGCAGAAACCAGCCGCATAGTCATCGATTGTATGCCTACATTTGGAAAAACCGCCATTATGCACCTACCAACGCTTTGCTATACGAACCACCTCGCATCCTGCCTTCTGCTACAGCAGCTTTAGCACTTTGCGCTATTTGTGGCATTAGATTTAATACTTCCGCCCTTACGGTCTGCGTAACGCCGGTAGAAAGGTTGATTGTCTGATTGACTACAACGCCGCCACCGCCGCCCACCTTGCCGTTAGGTACAATTGAGCCTGACTGGTTTGGCACGAAAAGCTCTGCTCCTCGCTCACCTACCATATAGGGTTTACCGGCCTGAACCGATCCACCGATAGCCTTACCGCCGCCAGATGCGCCAGCGCCACCGCCAGTACCAAGACTACCGAATCCCATAGTAATGGCATCAAACAATGGCTTGGTAATGTAATACTGAATAAGCATCTTAATCAGCGAATCAACAACAGTCTTTGCCAAATTGCTCATTGCAGCGCCAAAACTCTTGGCTCCTGTAATCGCATCGGTAAAAGCTGTTGTGACTGAATTCATAGCGCCAGCGGCAAACGATGTCATTGCCTGATCTAAAGCTGGCATAGCGTTTAAAGCGCCATCAATGGAGTCACTGATTCGATCAAATACATTAGGTATTTGATTTAAATCTTTGTTTAAGTTGTTAACCACCCCAGAGGAAGCGCCAACATTTGACGCAAATTGTCTTATTTGCTCTGCCGCTTTCCCAAACCCTTCACCAACTTCGTAAGTTAAAGACGGAAGCTCTACGAAATCATCAGAAAAGAACGACCCAACACTGTTAATTACTGATATTAAGCCGTTTGCAAACTGCGTTAATTTCAATATAACAGCGCCAAGCCCCTCAACAAGCAAAGCCAAGCCGTTCAAAAAGTCTCGAACTATAGTCATTGCAAAGGCTCTTATTCCGCCCTCAGCCTTTGCAAGTCCAACAAGAAAGTTTGTTACTTTGGTTACTAGCGCCTCTAATGCAGGCGCAATTGCTCCAACTATTTGGTCTCTAAATCCTTTGAACAAATAGCCAAGCCTAGTGAATGAGTCGTTAGCAGCCTCTACTGATCGAGCAACTGATCCAGACATTACAGCGCCAAGATTGCTGGCATCGTTGAATACAGCATTCAACGCTTCAGAGCCTTGATTTAATACGTTTACAAATGCAACGCCTTCGCTATCAAACAGCTTCATTGCCAAGCGTAGCTTTTCGGAAGAGCCTTCAACATTTTGGAATGCGTCAGAAAGCTCAAGCATATATACGTCTAAGTCTTGATTTGCAAAAACTTGAGCGTTAATACCAAGCTCTCTAAGAGCGCCCACCGCCTCGCCAGTGCCTTTGGCTGCTTCAGCAGTCCTACGCAACAATCGCTGCAAACCCATATTTGTCTGCTCTATCGACAAACCTGAAAGATTCGCGGCATATTGCAGCCTTGATAGCTGCTCTGTTGTTGTGCCAATCTTTGATGCTGTTTTAGCCAGCGCATCGGTTGCGGTTAGCGACTGCTTAACAATCAAGCCAATACCGCCAGCGCCTACTAACGCCGCAATTGCGCCACGCATAGAAAAGACCGCGCTCGTCACCGAACGCAGCCCTCTAGTTACAGTGCCAAGTCCCGATTTTGTTTTATCAATCGCGGATATGACAATTCTGATGTTTTCGTCAGCCATCTCTCTCGCTCATCATTTTGAAGTAAGCGAGCCACTCATTAAATTCAGAGACGGAGATTTGCTCGACTTCTTCTATCGTCTTGTGTAGCCGATCAGCCAAAGAAATAAGATTAACCCTTGATTGATCGGTTAGAAGTTTTTTTCCGCTTCCTCAACAGATTGGATTTGCCCAAACATACTTTCGGCAATAGCTGAAATAACTTCTGTCTCTTCACCCATCAAATCAATCCGATCCTCTGCGGATGTGAACAGCTTTTCGCCGCCCTCATCCTCAGACTTCATCACGATAAGATCGACCATAGCGCCAACTGTGGGAGCCTCTAGGATTCGCGGATGCTTCTTTTGTATCTCATTCAGATCGTAGCAAGTGATCGGTCGGCAATGAATGACAAACGGCTTACCGTCCTCGTCAGCCCATTGCTCAACATGAATCTCTCTAGTCTTAATCTTCCTGCGATTACGTAGCTCTCTTGCCAATCCCATGAGTCACCCTTTAGTTATGCCGTTAGCTCTGACACATCACCTGAGACCTGAACAGAGAAGGAAGCCTCCACCATGCCGTCAAATGACGCAGTTATTGATTTGGATGTTACCACGCCAGAGCCAGAGTAGTAGGTCTCACCTGCGCCCGTTCCAGTGGGGTAAAGCTCAAAGTCAACCAATGCAGCTTCATCCATAACCAACTGACCTGTAGTGTCGGTCTCATCCCAGTAAACCTCAACACTAAATGTGGAAGTTTTTAGGCTTGGCTTATATGTGCGTGAAGAATCACCCATTACGGTATCTTCAACTGTGTCGGCGCTAGTCTCAAAACTGTAAGACCGAACCTCGGCCACTGACGCAACAGAGCCGCCACTAGCAGCCACCTTGATTACACCACCATTACCTTTAGTAGTAGCCATGATATTTCCTCTTTACGCGTCACCGCGCGTGTATTGATAAAGAATTCGAACGGTTATTATAACGCCGCCGATGGGGTCAATGCTACCGTCATCAGCCTCGACACCAACAACCTGCGTGTCTATTGCATGGCCTCCGCGCTTGCGATCAATATCAAGCGCCTCCTCGACCGTTTCAACGATATTGTTTCTTGCCGTGTCTATTGCCTTAGCCTTAACAAAGCAAACAAGCTGGTAATCAATTGTGCCCATACGCTGAGACATTGAGCCGCCGATACTGGAATCTTCCCGATCTTCGTTAGCGGTTCTCACCAATATCGCAGGGAACTGGGCATTACTTAACTTGTCAAAATCAAAAGGCTCTCGCGTCACATACTTGATGCGGATTGGAGCCATCGCGCTTTTCAGCGTTGTGACTATATTGTTTGCGATGTTCTCTCTGGCACTCATTTTAGGTAATACCTCTTAAAAACGTCAGAGAGCTTGCCTTTTTCTTTTTTCGTAAACCCAAAGAAAGGTCTGCTCTTGTTGTTCTTGGATGCTTTGGCCGATTCTTCTCTTCGGCTAAAGAATATAATGCCTTCGTTTTTTCTAACTTCGCTTGTCATAGAGCCAAGCATATTACCACTAAAAAATAGGTTTGGAGTTACGCCCCTACCGGATTGCGACCTGAAGTTTTCATAATCTGGCGTATAGCTTTTAAAAGCGCCGTCTATGCCGGTTCCTTTGGCTGTCCTGTCCAGCATTATGTTGATGCCAGTTTGAGCCGTTACTGATAAGGCTCTCTTTAGGTTTCTACGCTTTCTCGCATCAAGGTCTTTAATAAAAGCGGTGGGGTCTTTGGGAGTCTGCTCAACGTCAATTTTGACGCTATTAACCGCATCGGCAATAGCATCATCGTCAAATGACTTTGCAACAAGACCTCGCGCAATGAACCGCCCAATTAAAGGTAATACCATTACCGATTAAGCCTATTTAATGGCGTAGGCTCTCGCTCAGTATCCTCAACGGTTCCGCTTTCGTCAGCGTCATACTCTACGCCGTCAGCAAACACCGCCTCCATTTCCTCACCATACCGAGCCTTGTAAAACGTAATCATCTCAAGGAATCTGTCGTTATCAACCCAATTAGTGAGCTTTGGTAGAGCGTACTTCCACAGCACCAAGTAAGCGGCTGCGCGAGTCCATTGAGACTCGGTTAGTAATGATGCGTTCAGCTCGCCAGCAATGCCGGAGCGTCTCCACCAACGGTTACGAATCTCTCGCTCGATCTCAGCCTGAGCCAAGCCATGCTCATCTATGAAGTTCTCGATACCAAAATCAAGAATATCAGGGATAAGCTGTTTAAGATTCCAATCGTTAGAAAATGCCATGTAACACCCCAGCAGAAAGAGAAAAGCGCCCCGTAGGGCGCGTAGACTTACAGTGCTGCGTCAAAGTACATTTCAACGCCGTAGTCGTCATCAAGCTCGGCAACGCCGTAGATTGCAGTAGCGTTAAGCTCCCACGCACGGAGTGATGCGTTACGCTCGGTCTCGATGTTGAAGTCGCGCTTCATAGCAAGAGCAAGAGCTTCACGAGTGAAGATAGCGCCCTTAGCATCGCCGTCAACGTCAACGCCTACGTTTGCTGACTCATAAACTTCGATGCCACCGATAGAACCGATGAAAGCCTGAGCCATTGCAGCGTTCTGACCTACACCACCATTCGGGTTTACGAATGTGTTAGTGAGGTTAGCTTTGAGCTGGTAAGCGTGGAAAGGATGAACGACAGCGTACATATCGCCGCGAGCCTTGTTAGCACGGAGAGTAGCAGCAGCCTTGAATACATCGGCTACAGTGATCTCCTGACCAGCAGCTCCCAAAGAAGCTGAGAAGCCGTCAAACAAAGCGATCAAGTCTTGATCCATCTTGGTAGCGATAGCGTTACCAAGTACAGTGCCAAGCTCCTGAGCTGGGTTGCCAGCGCCGAAAGCAGCCA